ATGTTTCCAATTTCATTTTGAATTTGAAAAGCTGTTGCAATTCTGTTTGTTGAAAATTCATACATGAATACTTCATAACCTCTGTGTTGAGGGAAGTCTCTCGGCGCACTCTGTAGCATAGTTTTCTTTTCAGCACTAAGTCCTTTAGAGTCATATTTGTTCAAGTGCTTCTCTATGCGATCGCATTGTTCATCTGTTAACTGATGAACCGTTTTAATACAGAAATTCCATGTTTTATCAGATTCTGCTAGATATTGTGTAAATGATTTCATAATGTCTTCTCCATAATACTATTTATCATCGTTCTTCATTTTATTCATTATTTCAGCTAATAACTCTGATCTATCTCCAATAATACGACCTGTAACTTCTTCGGTATCTTCATCTGTGCCTAATTTATCTTTTACATATGCATCAGTTTTCTTTTCTTCTTGTAATATTCGTTGTTGACGCATTTGTAACTCAATCATTTTCATTTTCTTATCCATTTTGGCTTGCTTTGCCTGTAGAGCTGCTGTTATCATTTTTGCGGCACTATCAAATATTGGTGCGGCATGTCTATCTTCTACATTTCTACCTAAATCTACTAAATCATCAAATGTTGCCATGGCCTTTGTAGCATATGCATCCATTTCTCTGTCGAGCTCTTCCATTCCTGTTACCATAGGAAGTGCAGCATCGGCACGTTCGGCAATGCTTAAATCATCTTTATATTTAACTATTTCGTTTTGGGTTTCTTCGACAGTTGGTTCATCAGGTTCAACTGTTGATTCTGGAAGATCTGGCATTAAATCTTCAATTTTTGGCAGATTAAATTCTTCTTCTAATTTTTTTGTCATTTTTTCCTCTTCTTAGAACGAGTAGGTTTATTAAAAATTTGATGTTCAGTTATTACCCTAAAACCCATTCCTTGTTGTTTGCACCATGCTTTTGCTGATTCCCACTTAGCATGATTAACTACTGCTTGTGCTTTATCCATTTGCGTTTTAGCTTCACCTAATGTTTGCTTTGCTGGTTTTATTTCAACCATTTCTGCATGGTTTCCGCCGCCTGCATCCTTGTATACCATAAGTAAATCTGGAACATATGTTGATGCTTTACCTGTCAATGGATTTCTATACGGAATTCTGTGTGTTTCACTTCCCCAACCTAGTACGGCTGGATGATTGTCACACATACGGAATACTGCTAGTTCCCACCCGCTTCTATATCTTGGTGCTTTTTTACCTAAGTATTTACCTGGGTTAGAAACCTCGTAAATGCCTTGCATGTAGTTCTTAGGCATTGAGTCTCCTAAGTGTTTGATATATCTCTGATATCGTATCCTTCGTAAACAAATGTGAGTCTGTATTGTACAAGGCTACTATCCGAGTAATCTAATGTATCTGCATCAATTCCTGTAATGACTGGATTGTATACAGTTATTTTGTTTATTGATTGGTTATCGCTTCTTACAATATCTAATGTTTTGATAAAGTTTCTATCTCGCTGTAATTTAAAACCTGCATCTTGTGTAGCAAAATCATCAGTTGGATCAATGTTCATTGGTCCTGCAAAATAGTAATTTGAATAATCTTTTAAGAAATTTTGCAGGACCGAAGGAGAATGGATATCGTATGCGATTAATGTTATTGGAGAATATTCATAATTTGTTTGAACTACTCTCTTTTTGTTATATGCGTTCATTGTCACAGCTGACGAAGTCCAACTTGGCATTTGGATATTTAATATTTTATCCAACTCCAACGTTTGAATTCCATTATCATATACACTGCTTCCAGTGTCGCCGACATACTTTAAGCTGGCAGTAAAATTAAATTTATGCCTTGGAACCCCTTTGACTACTTGGCCTGCGCCAGTGCCTTGGTTATACTTATCGTATGCGTAGTTGGTTCTCATCTGTAACTCCCGAACTGATTAGTTGGCCCAAGGCCAACTAAATCAATTTAATTTACTCTACCCTGCGTCTACGTCTGAAAGTAAATCGTCGTTGCTTGTTTTTAATGTATGTGCTGCATTATCATAACGAACTTGCATAGTTACTTGTACCATGTCACTTGTTCCATAGTTAAGATCTCCATACTGTACGTTTGAAAGATAACAACCAGCTAATTCCCACTTATCAAGCACGGCTGCTTCAGCTGTACCATCGAGGATTTCAATTTCCATATTAAATTTATATGATAATCCTGCTATTGTTCCATCTGCAGAAATGCCAGCACCTTGTGAGTTATGGTCTAATTGGTTGTTTAACTGTTGTCCAATTAATCTAATTACGCTTGAGTTTACGTCATCACGTAAAACAATACTAATTGGTTCCCAGGTATGTTTACCTGCAATGTATGATTTTGAGTTATATGAATCAACAATAACTTCTTCATGTGTAAGACTTGGACGTCCTGCACTAATTACGTTTTGTGTTGAGCTAGTGCGATCTGCAGCAACACTTCCCATTCCTGTGAAGTTAACACGGAAACGGTATTGTAGTTTTGGCATCAACGTTGCGTTCTCACTAGCCGTCGAAGGTACACCAAATTGATTTAAATTTACAGCCATCTTTTTCTCCTTAATAAACTGTTGTAGTTATATACTATATGTATTTATCATAATTGACAAAAAAATAAAGGCCACTTTTAAAAAAAGCAACCTTTATTAAATTTAGTCGTATATAGCTACCTTTTAACCAAGTTCGCCAGTATTTACAATTCTAATTGGAATGTAAATAAATTCTGCTGACTTAGTAGGTTCAATTGCAACATCAATCCAAAATTCGTTTGCATCGATTCTTGCTGCTGTATTGTTTGTTTCGTCACATACTACTGCAAAGTCTGTTACACCTCTTGTTTGTAACACACCTGACATAAAGCCATCAAATGTTGCTTTTGCATTTGCTCTTGTGCTTTTGTCATTTGGCTCAAACAAGTAAGGTCTNNATTACGGCAAAACGTTCTCTTAGATATGCTGTTAAACGAGCAACATTAACACGATCAAGTGCTGATGCACCTGCATGTAATGTTTTCTGTCCAAATACAACTGTGCCCTCTGCCGGGAATCTTGCAATTGGGTTTAACTTGTTTGAATACATTGTGTCTCTGTGACCTTGTGTAAGTGATACACCTACAAATTCGCCTTCTGCATTTAAATGACCTACACCTGATGCGTTTTGTACAACACCACGTGTTAANNCCTGCTGGTGCAAACCATTGGAAGCTCACGTTATCACTAAATGCATATGTGTATAATGCCATGTGTGATGCTGGAGCAACAACGTTATCACCTGTAGAAGGGTTAGTTGTTAATGCATGTGGGTAGTAAACTGCACTGTAAGTATTTTTAGTTACTAAGCCTGCTTCGCCATTAGCTGAAGCGCCTGCGCCTTGTACCCAAGTTACTGCTTGTGCTGGTGTTAAACGGAAAGGTGCGTCAACGATAACAAAACCTGTTTCATTTCTGTCACTGTTTAGTGCTACCATTTCGTCTGTCATTTCAGGATAACCTGGAGCTGCTATTAAGCTAAATGCTACTGTTTCTGCTCTATGGTCAGCTGCAGATGCACTTGCTTGCATTGCCGCTACAACTACTGCTCTTTGAGCATGTCTACCAAATGAACCTGATCCATCTGCTTGTGCTGGAGCATGGTTACGCCATTTCCAAGCTGTTGCTAATGAACTATCGTACATTCTTACAGTACCACCTGAGTGACACATGTTAATAGCTGTTGTTCCAACTGGGTGTAATAGTGGATTTGCACCAATAATTACTGCTTCGAAGGCACCTGCTGCTGTGTCATTTGGTGTAAGATCACCAAATACAACGCCTGCTGATGTTGTTTGATCTGCATTGTCTTTCTTGACCCATGCACTACCGTTTGAACGATAAATTGCTGGATAGCCTGCTTCATCAGTGTCGATCCAATAGTCGCCTGCTGAACCTACTGCTGGTTCGTCTGTTCCGTATGCTACGTTAGTTACACGCTTCCATTTTTGTGTTCCACTATCGTCTTCAACTTCGTAGATAGCTAATTCGTTAATATCGCCATCGTGCCAAACTGTACCATCTACTGGTGCACCTGATGGCATTGTTGCTGATGCTGTTACGGCAATATTAGCCCAAGAACCTGATGTGTACGCTTTTACTACTAATTTATTAGCAGCAAGTTCTAACCAAATATCACCTTCTTGTAATGTTCTAGCTACTGCAGCCGAACCATTTTGGTTAATGTCGCTTGTAGTTCCATCTGGTTCTACCGCGTCTGCATAATGAGCCGGAGTTGATACAAAAGAACCTGATGCTGTTGTGTATTTTGAAATATCTAATTTAACACCGCTGCCTGGTGAAGTAGTTTTAACCCATAAGTCTCCAACACTTGGTGAACTTGGTTCACTGTAGTGTGGTGCAAATGTGGCACCTGAGGCATCCCATGCGCCAGCGCCTGGTGATGATGCTGCTTTCCAATATTCAATTTCTGTAGAACCTGGTGCTGCGTCAACAGTTACTAGGTATGCGCCTGCAACTGATACTGCTGCTGGTGCTGAACCATCTGTAAGTTCTACTGTTGGTGTTATTGCTACCCAGCCACTTGCTGTGTATTCAAATAATCCCCAATTTGATTTGTTTGGGTTAATCCAATTTGTTCCATTTGCTGCAGGACCAGTTGGTGCTGAGCTTTGTGGACGTAATGATGTTAAATCAACGTCTGCACGTACAATGTACGCAGCTGAACTTTGACCTAAAAATGAATATGCAGCTAGTAAGCCATATTCGTTAGTTTCGTCACCTTGTTGAACTGTGCCACCAACTTTATGAAAATCAACGTTACCGAAGTTTTGTGTTAGTTCTCTTTGTGATGTTACTAAAACTGGTTTTCCAGCTTTAGCTTTGGCAGTTTGTGCTGCCGTTGTTGTTGTACCAGTTGGGTCAACTTTGTCCTGACCTGTAGCAATGAATAACATTGGTACTGTGCCTGTTCCAGTTGGGCCGTATACTGATTCGTCTGTAATTGTTACCTGTACTCCAGGTGAAACAAGATTTGCCATGATTTAGCTCCTTTAGTTAGTACGTAGAATCGTGTCTACTTGTATTTATCGAAGGTGCTATAAAAAGGGGTGGTTACAGAGTTAAGTATATAGTTTATTATTCAACTATAGTAAGATTTGCCCAATCAGGAACGTTATGGTAATGTTCAATACCTTCTCCTTGCGCTGTGTTTTTATCATTTGACCAGTAATAGGGTTTACCTTCAATAGGATAACCTACGCTTACTGCAAAAGAAAATTTGTGATGAATTTGAGGTATATTCCATTTGGTTTTCCAGCTATCCCATTCTAAGAAGTTATGTGGTAAACATTTTGTAAATCCTGTTTTGAGTCCTAATTGTGTTGCTTTTGCAACTAATAACCCTGATTCAAATCCAGAAAAAAACTGGCTGGGATATATATCTTTACCTCTTTGTAAAGTATAAACATAACATATAGATCCATTTATTTGTGGTTGATATATTTTATCTGGGTTGTCTGGTTCAAATCCAAAATCGGGGTAACACAGTTTGCTTAACTCTAGCATACATTCTAAATTGCTAATTTTAATTACAGCAACATATCTATCGCTTGTTTGTTGTGGTGGCTTTGAAGCCCATTCATCTAATATAGCTATTTTTTCGGGCTCAATGGACTTGGTTTGATCAAAGTTTCGTTGACAACTTGATAGCTCTTGTAACGATGGATCGTTGTAATAATTGTTTCGCATTGTGAGTATTCCTTATTATATAGTCTGTATTTATAATAAGTATTTTAGCGTTTGTTGACGTAGATCTTCTAATGTGCTGGTGTTGTTAATCTGTCTATCAAATGTCCAACCTGCCCAACTCCATTCACTAGGGTGAACGCTTGGATATTGTGTTTCCATTAATTGTGGTGCATGTTCTGTATTTGCCTTACAAGCACTTCCCCACCATTCGGGTTCATTGTCTCGCCAAACAACTGCGGTAGTTCCGCCTAAACGTTTGATTACATTTAGTTCATTAAAAAATCTACAGTCGCTTATAACAACATTCTTTTCAGCCATTGCAATTTGACGTTCACATGCCGCTACCCATATGTCTGGATGGAAATGTCTACGCATAACATCTGTGCCTACTTGCTGTAGTGCTAGTCTGGGTGTGAAGTTAGGAATACTTAAACGTTCGGCCCACCATTCATCAACAGTTTCTCTCCAAACTCTGCTTTCTGGTGTGTTACCTTCTAGTAGTATTCTATCCCATTGAAATACATTAGCACATGCATCTTTTAGCACACCTGCAAAACTAATACGTTGAAACCCTTCTTCGATTAAGAATCCGGCCGCTGTATCTTTGCCGTGTCCAATAAGCCCACATATACCAATTACTTTTTTCAATGAAATCTCCTATAACTTTTATATATTATAGTAGAATATTAGCAATTTGTCAAGAAGTATAATTTGCAACAAACATATTGCAACCTGGAACTATTTTAGGTTCTTTGTTAAATTTTTCTGCCCAGTCAAATAATGCATTTCTTACTTCTTGCCAATGTATGTCATCGCCACATAGTACTGGAACATCTTTAAAGTATTCAAGTTGATCATACACTTCTTTGTATGTGTGATCTCCATCTAGATATACGCCATCAAATTGCATACTGTGTATTTGCTGTTTAGAATCTTGGAATGATACCGGTATAATATCTTTTATAATACTATAGTTCGGATGCTGTGATATTAATTCTATCATAATATCTTGTTGAGTTTTATTATTAGAATAGGAATCATCTAAATAGTTGTTTACTTCAGTTGTATATGGCATCAAGTAATCCAACTGCTCATGTTTAAGTGTTTTATAATCTAACATAAACAAATCAACTATGTAGTATTCAGTAGTTGGCGGTAATACATCAAGCCAGCCCCAAGTACTACGCCCCCATCCACATCCAATTTCTAAAAATTTAGGATTGTCTGGTAATTGATTAACTATTTTTTGATAATACTTGTGTTGTAATGGATCTACCCAACCAGGTACATCTGATGCAACATTGCATTGGTACATGTATCTTTATCCAATAACAAAACCTAAGCCGCTTTGTCCATCATTATATAATGTTAGCTCAGTTTCTAATTTGTCTATCTCACTCATTGCATCAGTTCTAAGCTGATCTGCATTCATTGTTGTTCCACCTTGTGGTCCTGCAATCTGTGTAAACTTACCACGTGCTTCAGCTATCATAAGTTTTGCATGACATAGTGCATAGTCTTTAAGCCAAGGACCAGCATATTGATCAGTTAACAAACCTTCATCTGTTCTATAGTTATAGCACCAAAGCACACAGTTGTCGGGTGCTTTAATTTTTCTATGGATAATAAGTTTTTTATCTTGATGACGCCAAGTAAACATAAGCTCTGCTCCAAACAAGCGGCCCATTGTTTCTCTGCTTTGTTGTAAGAAGTCAAATGTAGCTAATCCGCCTTTACGCGAAGAGCCAAGCAAGTATGTTTGCATGTATGCTGATTGAAATGGTTCAAAATCGTTACCACTACTTGCACTTACACCAGTTGTACGTCTAAAGATATCACGTACTTCAATAACTTCGGTTGGTAATGTATATTCACTTTGATCAACTAATAGTTCCATAACAATAAAACTTTCTTCAACTGCATTTTCACTTCGCTGTCTATACTTTTGTAAACTTTTGTTAATAGCTAGTTCATAATGTTCTGGATCAAGTTCAACGTCGACCATTCCTCCGCCTAAACGAAGTTCAATTTCTTTTTGTAATTCTGCTTTTTTACTCATGAATACATTCTCCTGGAATTCTTTTCCTTACTATGTATTTATCATAGTACCTAGATATTTAACATACGTTCACCGTACCTAACAGGATTCTCTAAGCATTCATTGAGATAATGTCTAGCTGATTGACGCCAGGCTGCATAACAATCGTCTTTTAAATCTTCTATAAATAAGATTTGTTCAAAATCTGTAGTTCTATAATAATCCATATCATGTTTATATGTGAAATCAATTAGGTCATCAGTTGAAGATGTATTTTTAAAGCTATGTGTTTCAATTATGTCAGGTGTATGTGAAGTATAAGTTAACCCATTCCATGCTTCGTTGACATCACTAAATGGTTGATATATGTTATTGCATGTGGGTAATTTATAATCTAGGAAAATAATTTCTGTAGATTTTTTCTGAGCCCATCTTGCATGTAATCTACTTCCACCTGGATGTACAACATGACCACTCTTAGAATTTTGTGAATAACATACTGGTTTGTAATGTATTTCTTGATCTGCCATCCACAAATATTGAATTAAATGCCTACACATCTCACTTGTAGGATTTTCAATAAAGTTTGATGGATCATTAATAAAAAAATCATAATTATCATTAATAGAGTGCCAATTATTTCTAACAAAAGTTATATGACGAGTGATATGACTTATAGCTTGGTCTTCTATATTATAAATTGTGCTTGCTTCTAATGTTCCTATATTGCCACCTAATTTTATATGATTGTTATACCATCTTACAAAATCATTGTATGCACTCATTTTAATAAGTCCTCAGAAAGTTCCACTAATGTATCAGCATACTTTATATCTACTTCAGAATCAGTATTTAATTTATCAATATTAGGTACTTCTTTGTTTGCTAAGTCTTCTAAGAATATATAATTAGTTTCATCTGGGTTTAAGTAGCTTATATCCAGCTCGTCCATGCTTACATGCTTTAGTTTATCTACTACATTACCTAAGAATGGATCTCTAATATCAAAGAATTCATATCTACCTGTTTCAAATATAAAGAACTTTCTAAAAACATAATCATCTTTTACAAATGCACTTAGATGTGGGAAGCGTCTAACAATTCTTGCACTCTTAGGACCAAACAATGTACCAGAGAATACATATATAATTTTCCATATTCCTATTTTTGTTAGCTCTTGTACTGCTACATCAAAATCTAGTCTATCTTCAAATAATACAATATTGTTAAAGCCGGCATGTTGAGCAGACTCAAGTGATAACTTTCCTAGTTTCTGATCTAAATCAACATCAAGCGAAGGAGTTTCAGTGTTCTTACAATCTATAATTACACCAAACTTATCGTCTTCGTTTTTGTTAAAAATTTCATATGGATTAATAAATGCGAACATTAAAATACCGCCAGTATTATTGTTTCGTCGTTGAACCTACCATTAAGTTTTGTTTCTGTTGTTTTTAGTGTAGCAAACAACTTCTCTGTTTTAGATCTTGTTGTTTTCTTAATCTGTGGTAAAAACTCATCTGTTTTACGAACAGTTCGTTGTACACTCTTATTCTCATCGTATCCTTGTAGTGTTGTACCTTTTACACTGAGTCCACTGCCTTCACGTTGCATTCCTCTTGGATCTACATTACTTGCATAGTAGAGACCAATTTTACGATTCTTACAATTGAATACCATGGCAATATTTGCCCCAATTAATTTTTCTGCGGGTACACTTGCAATACCATAGTTAGTATCACTCATTTTAAACTTCAACTTTTTAACTAATTGATCCGCTGATTTAAGTTTTGCCTTACGTGGCTTTCGTTGTGCTTTATTTTCTACAGAAATAATATCACAAGCATCAACAATACGCTGGAACATTTCCAGTATACTTTTTGCTTGTTTAGATGTTAAGTGATTGTATCCTTCTTTAAGTTGAGCATACATATCCTGATCGTATTCGTTCATCTTTTTTAGTTTAGCACTGGTTGGAAAATTTACTAAGTCATAAATCTCATCACGCTCGCCTTGATACCAAGTTTTAATTAAACGTGCATGTCCGGCTTTGGCTTGTTCACGTCTAAGAATTTTTGCTGGTTCAAATTCTTTTAATGCTTTAGTATCATGTGTTTCTAAAAATGAAACTACAAATTCTTCTATTTCAGTAGCCATTACAATACATGCTTCACGCATACGTTCTTGTATAGTAGGCTGATATGTGTTTGCTTTTTCTTTTACAATTTCTTGTTTAGCTTCAAGTATAGGTTTGCCGGCTTTAATTGCAATTTTAATTTGCTTTCGTAGAAACTCACCAAGTGGCTTTATGTTGCCCATTGTGCCAGGTAATGTCTGCCAATAATCGTCGTGTTTTTTATTATATTCTGGCATACCAGATAATATTAGTTTTGCTGAAATACCTGCTGTTACACTTAACGAATGTCCAGGTGCAGCCTTTACTGCTTTTATATCTTCTTTGGTAAACTCATCACCTTGTTGTATCATCCATGCACCAACGGCTGGATAAAGATCTGCAGGTTTATAATTGTGATAATACCATTCACGAGCATGCGTAGACTTACGGTGAAATTCTTCGCCTGTCCATTCTTCCCATCCTTCAAATGATGGAGAATCAAGTTTAGCACCTCGTTTGATACGTGGAGCGCCTCTGACAACCTTTTTCTTTTTCCGAGGCTTTATGTTTGTTGTTGCCATTTTAATCTCCTATGATAAAAGTCTTGCAATTATAGTAATACAGTTTATTGGTTTTGTCAACCAGGACGGTTGCAACCCTATTCTTCGTTGTCTAATGTTTCTTGATCAACGTCTTCATATACAACGTCTTCTAGTGCAATTACATCAGCTGGCATATCTTCGAATTTTACAGTTTCATTTAGCATTTTAATTCCTTTTGCTTAACTTACTTATACAGTATAAGATATCTTGGTGCATTTGTCAAGAAAAAACCCAAGAAAAGAATCTTGGGTTTTCAATTAGTTACAATTTTTCTTTATTTTTCGTTGATTTGTCTTTCAAATTCTCTTAAACGTTTGAATA